ACATATAAAGCCAACTTTTCAGTTGCTGCTCACATGTGCAAAAAGTTTTACCGCGGTATTACATCTCCACCTGATTTAGAAACCATCATATCAAGAAATCTTGTACCCATTAGACCAGACCGACATCGTGAAAGATACCAGTCAGCAAGAATCTTTAGAGGTTTCTTATATAGAGTAGCATAAAAATGAAAAGTTAAAAATGTTATTTAGGCAGATATACAATCTGTCTTCTTTTAATGTCTAAAAAAGGAAAAAACGAGATTGAAGCATATCACTTCAATCTCGTTTTCTTCATCGTAGCCTCCACCGCAATGTTAACTTAATGACATTGGGCGGAAAGCCGCGACACTTTGTCTACACTCTGAAATCTCACATACAACTGTATGTGAGATTAATGCGGGTGACAGGAATGTAACTTTTTTTCAAAATATAGCATATTTTCAAAGGTTATCCCACATCTGCCCCTTATGCAATCATTAAAAAGGGGCACTCTAGGGGCGAATCAATCGTCCCATTCGCGTTCACTGGCTCCTTCTTCAATGTCTGTGGTCCACACTTCCTCCATGCTCCTCTCCCCTGTTTGGGACATCATTATCATCACCGCCCTGATCGAGTAATGTTTCCAACGCCTTTTTTAATACATATGGAATTCGGTCTCCGCCTATTGCCAGGTAGTTTTCCATTAATGACAAGGCTTCAGTTCCTATGTAAAATCCAATAACAACTATTCTTATATTAACCAAAGATTCACAGCCCAGCTGCTCCGCTATCATGTCTAATCTACAGGCCACTAATACAATCATTAACGTGAGTCCCTTTTTCAAAAGGCCATCCCAACAGGCACTCGAACTAAGCCGTCCCGTCACTGTCTTTTTTGATTTACCCTTAGCTGCAACTGCAAGACCTGATATGTAATCAAATATCATACAGATAATCAATGTAGTTAGGAATACATCCCAGCCGCCAAACAATGAAGCAAAAATTTCTGCTAAAATTGCAAAAAATATCCCAACCTTCTCTTTGGGCTGGGAAAAATACGCGATTAGTGTTCTGGTAACGCTCATATTATTCATTTTTTTCATAACCTCCTTTGTTATGCTCTCTTTAGCTGTCCCTTCTTTAACTTATTAACGAGCTCTATATTCTGCACCGCTGTACCTGTGTAGTTTGTGATGCCATTTGCTTTGGCGAGCTTGGTTCGGTGCGCCTTTGATGTGTCTTTTTCACCGACCGCCGCAAGTGCTGATACTATCGAAGTGCTATTGCCTGTATACTTTGGATAGTATGCGTCATTTACGGGAACTGCTCCAATTAACGCATCATCAAATAGTACATCCATGTCAACATCGTCCTTTATTCCGTTGACTTTGCCCTTCTGTGAATACTGCCATGCTTTGGCGTATGCTTTAGGGCTAATGGTTGAATTTGGATTGAATGCACCCGTATCACGTAACGGATAACGTGCTATCCAAAATGGATATGTCTTAGCCAGCCTTGAACCATCTAGCACGTTTAGGAACCAATCACGGTTGCAATAGATACCAACCTTTAATCCGCTAGCCTTTAGTGTATTTGCCATCACATTAATGATGTTAGTAAGGTTGTTTTTTCCTAATGACTTAATGCTAGAATCTTCCATATCAAGCCATACACCGCAAGTAATCTGCAACCCTAATAATACTTTTACAATTGCATCCGCCTCGACTTTTGCCTGTGTTGTATTTTTTGCATACACATATCGGTATACTCCAACGGGAATGCCGTTTGCTGTTGCTCCTTTATAATTAACAAGAAACTTTGGCTCGATTGTATTATCTTTTTTGGTTACTTTTAGGATTGCAAAATCCTTTTTTACTTTGCTCCAATCAATGTTCCCCTGCCATTGAGCTACATCTATTCCATATTTCATATCTTACCTCCTTTGTTATCACAGGAGAGGTTATCCCCTCCTGTGTGCTAAATTGAGAGAGCCATTACTAACTCTCTCACCATGTTATAAAGGTTCGTTTACTGTAATTATTGCGTCTTCATTAACACCGTTAGCAGATATTCTCATATAAGCGATGCTGGCATTGTCGGGCACCGTAAACTGAGTGATGTAGTTGTTACTATCCTCAGCATATTCTATATTAGGTAATGTCACTTTAGTAGTTGGGTCTATAGCTACACCATTGTATAATTTTGCATATACGTGGTATACAATTGCATGGCTTGTGTCGAAGAATCCTAAGTAGTCATGGTCAGTATCACCATCATAGAGCTGAACATTCTTCAATCTAATTACATCACCTGATTTAACAGGAATGAATCCTGTAACTCCGCAACCCTCTTTGGTTCTTTCCTCGGCAGTTGTATTAAGTCTAGTATTGGCTTTGTAACCAACGGAATTGTAGACATTACCCTCAGCGTCCTGTGATAGTGGTATTACATTTGTATAAGACACAACAGGCTCCGTGTAATAGCTTATATCTCTATTGTTACCATTGCCATAACGTACCGCATGGATAGTGTAAGTAGCTCTATCAATCACGAATACGTCATACGCGGTAAAATCAGCAGTGCCAAAGGTTCTTGTGCTACCGTCATTTAATTCTGAATTGCCCGCACAAGTAGTAGACAGATACAAGATACCATCTTTAATTTCGTTCTTATCTGCGTGAACATGACCGTTAATACAACAGATAATCTTATCAGCATAAGGATTAACGATATTTCCCCACCCTAAAGGCTCGTTCCAATCATTCACACGAGTTGACTTGTCATCAGTTAAATCACCTAGTGGGTGATGTGAGAAGATTATAGCTTCATAACCTTGTGGTAATGTTGCAAGTGCATTTGATAGAAAAGCCTTTGTCTTTTCAATGCCGTATCCGTTTAGGCCTTGCGAACAAAGCATAATGAAACGGACATTAACACTGTTATCATCGTAATAACAGTTGGTAGAACTATCTATTGTGTTAGCCACTTTATCCTTAAATGGATTAGTCCTATGCGCCATGAATACTGCACTAGAAGATATGGTCTGTATATCTTGCTTGCCATCATGGTTGCCCACAAGATGGAATACGGGGCAGTTAGCCCCATCAAGAGCATTAGTTACACGCTGAACACCACTTGACATATCAGCTACATCTGACGAATTGTAGCTATCACCACCTAACACACAGATGTTGAATGGAAATAACTTTGTCAAATCCCTCATGGTACGTAACTGAGGGATAATCTCATTCTCTTTAGTAGGTGAGTTGACATGCTGATCTGTGCTGAAGCCGATAACTATAGGATTATCGATGTTGTAATACTGCTGCAGCTCTAACAACACACTTTCCATTTCTGTTTTTGCATAGGTTGGATAATCTGGAGCTGCCGTACCGGTTCCATCCACTCCGTCTTTTCCATCTTTTCCATCCTTGCCATTTGTACCATCTTTACCCTTAAGTGAATTCAGCCACTCTTCAACTGTTCCACTGAATCCATTTTCCACAGCAAGCTCATAAGCTGATTTGCCATCTGAGCCATCAACACCATCTTTTCCATCCTTACCGTCAGCACCAGCAATAATCTCACCATTTTCAAATGCTTCGGAAACTTTCTCATTCACAAGTGCTTCGACGTTTTCAGGATTCACATTGGCATATATAACACCAGCATGGCATCTTATAGAGATTGCATTGTACTGCCCCTCTATTCCATTAGCTCCTGGAACATGCTCTGTGTTCAGAGTGGCCTCTAATCTGAATGAAACTATCTCAGTCTTGCAAACCGTTGGTGGATTGTCGTCAAATACAATCTGTCCTTCAACTTTAACTTCTGTATCAGTTTTTCTACTAAGTCGAATGGTATCATCCTGGCTCAATGGAATTAAGATTTTATTGTTTGGCTTAATCTCAACTTCCTTCTGTGATAGCCTCTTCTCAATTTCTCCAGCCACTGACGAAAGTGTGATAATAATCTCGGATACATTTGACATTTCAATGTCATGTTCGAGTATTACTACTCCTGTTTCTCCACTTTTCATGTTGTTCTCCTTTCTTTACATTATTCTTATTAAGCTATAGCGAACTAATCTAGCAGCGCTAGGATTGACCAGCTCAAGCATATTGTTAACCTTCGCTGTTATAGTGCACGGTGCATTCTGTGTTTGGCTTAGGCTTAGCAGTGTTGGAGCTAATGAACCGTATGCATTAACAAGCTCGCCATCGACGTTAACAATCTTGTCATCTCCACCGACAATTACTAGTCGAGCTGTTGCGCCGTACACCTTTTTGTCCGATATGTTGTGAGCTGTGCATGTGAGAAGATATGTGGCGTAGCAGTCAAGATGTATTGTCACGTCGGTATCAACGTCGTCGAGTATTCCCGCTAAACCAGCTTGATGATTTCTTCGGATTTGCTCATCTATCAGATGTGTGGCCAAATCCACCTTGTTGAATCTGGTTAGCCTGCTGTCAGGTAAGCCAACAGCGAATATCATATCTTCTGATTTGCGGCTTGTGTACATATGCGACTGACAATTATATATGCTAAGACCAACACCGCTAATGTTGTCCGCTCCAACAACATCTCCGCTAGTCATTGTGGCCTGTCTGCCTATCCACACTCCAGAGTGATATATAGAATCCGAGATATAACTATCTTCGGTGTAACCCGTGTAAGGTTGATCTAGAGATATTTGCTCTACGTATGCTGAACCAAATGTAGCTTCACTGGCTTTTAGCGCAAATTGATGTTTGTCAATATGCGATGTTTTGTCCTTTAACTCTTTAATTGCTTGATTACTCTTTGTTATTTCACTTTGAAGGCTATCTATCTCTTCCTGCAAATGCCCTGCTGCATTAGCATCGAGAATGTCTTTTATCTCGTTTATCCATTGTTCAAATTCAGCTCTAGCTTCAGCACTCCATGCATTCATCTGTTGGTTAAGCATTGCGGTATTGAACTCTGATATTGAACTCATCACTCCACATCTGGCATTCTCATAACGAGTATCTACTATCTTGGATGTGAGTATTCTTTCGGAATTCTTCCCAACAAATATATCCGCAAGCCCTATCTCGTATATAGAGCCTGAACGTGTTAGATCAGGACGTACAGGATTACTGCTAGGTACTCCTTCTACTATGTGTAAATCGCAATCTCTAACTGGGTCGTTATCATCAAGTCGAAGCACGACTGTGTCTATGCGATCATACATATTAGAAGATGCCTGTACTACAAGTGTTCTCATATCTTCTTCGAGAGCCATGCAGCCATCCACCACGGCGAAGCCAGGGCGAACAACTACTTCCATTCCTTCTCCTGCCGCAACTTGTAGATTAGCTGTTACCGTAGGATCTATCCCTGTTTTAAAAAGTGACTTGATAAGCTTACGCAATGGCTCTGATGTGATAGCTCTGTCATACTCAGGGATACCATCTTCATCAAAAGTAACGTGTGAATCTATTGGATATGCTTTCATCTTTTTATCCTTCCGTTATTAATTATCTGTATCGAATTTCATCGATAATGTGTGTGTACCTTTTTTAATTACTTCAGTACATTCAATCAAAACAGCATCCTTGGATAGTTGGATTTCAGGAACTTCGAGAGAACATTTATCTCCCAAATCAAAATCTTCCATGTATACGTAAGAGCCTGGTATTGCCTCAAAATCGAATGCTGCTTCTTTAACATGTTTGCTTAGTTCTTCTTTGGCTGCTGCATGCATAGCGTCTATGTAATCACTCGATATAGAATAATCGCTCTTTCTCAGTGATTCATCCACGTAAAGAAAGCGCGCTCGTTCACCGCCTGCCGCATTGATTGCCGCCTGTATATCTGTATGGTCGATATTGTCATTACTATAAGTGTTAGATGCTATGTAGCTATTGCGATAGTTTCCCGTATCCAGTTTGATGTTTGGATTCTTCAAGTTTCCAAATGCTGTAGAAAATGTGACCGGATTATCCTCTATCTCATGGCTAGCTGTCAGATTGCGCCCTTGCACCGGTGCAAATGTCCTTGTATTAGAAACAAAATCATAAAGTATCTTGTAGCTCATTTCGCTAGGCTTTAAAATCGTATGGATTTTATCGCCTAGTCTAGCTTTGATACGTTCATGTTCTGCGTGTTTGCCTCGGTGTTTAGAAGTGCCTACTGCGATATCCAGTATTGCTGATTTTCCTTCCACTTGAACATCTTTAAAGGCTCTAAAAAACTCAATTGCTACATCTTCTGCTTTGCCACTTTGGTTCACCCAGGATGGGGCGTTTAAAATATTTCCTTCGCCCTTTGGATATACGCAACGCTCGTTCAATTGCTCTTCCAGGAAGTAGCCACTTAACGCAAATACGTATCCTTCGTTTCCTGCGATATAGTTAACTTGGGTTATTTCCCCAACCTCTGGGCGGTCTTTTGTATACAGGTACTTGACCGCGGGGTTGTATGTTCGAGCAGGAATCTGCACTGAAAAGGTGCCGCTTTCATACCATTTGCGCCGCCACTGCAAATTCGTATAAGCGATATAATCTACCATGTTAAATTGGGCGTCTAACCCAATCAGCTCAATTGTTTTCATTTAAATTGCTCCATACTGTTTGTTGTAGTAAACTGTAACATTTAAATGGCTGCTACCGTTATCGGCATCATACTGAATAGTGTTATCCCCGCGCTTTAAAACCATGTTTGTGAAATTGCTGGTCCTGTCGCAATGGCCGACGTAATTCACTCCATTTTTGGTGATTCTAGGCGGCTGAGCGATAAAATCCATTTCGATAACATCGTTTCGTTGCATGGTATCAATCACACGCACGTACTCTCCATTGATGAGTATCTTCGGATTGATTACTTCATCTGTTGCACTTATGGATATCTTGCAATACGTATCTACATCTCCGCTATTATTAAGCGTGACAAGCTGAGCAAAATTGAAAATGCCACCTGCTCTGCCTCGTGGAGTATTTGGAGTGATTGAACACATATATGGAAATCCAGCCATCCCGCGTAAGGCAGCTATATTTTTTCCAAAATCATCAATGCTGGACCAATATGGGTTTGCAAACAGAAATGTAATTGTGAGCTTAAGCGCTCCGTGTTTCAAGTGGCTTTCGGGACAAGATAGCTTCTCGATTTTTCCGATTGAAAATACATCATTCAATCCCCATTTAACACATAACTTATATCTTTCTTTGGCTGTAAAAAAAGCAAGGACGTTTCTCCTTGCCAGATCATGACCGTTAGATGGTCGATAAGTAAATGTGACTGTTCTATCCTTTTTGCCAAGGTGTTCTGATACTATATCTCCGCCGTCTCTATTAGCTGAATCAACAAAGCCTAAGTCGCTTTGGAAACCTCCAAAACCACTTAGGCCGTCCTTGCTAATCACCCAATCGAGTCCTTCGCCAGCTTCGAATTTAGCATTATCTGACATTCTATAAATCTGTATTAATAAATTACTCATATTCTCTCCTATGCCGGCTCCCATGTAGGCTCATCAATCATAAGCCCATACATTGACTCTAGTCTGATTTTACGCGCCATTTCATCGGCACTGTTATCAGTAGTTTGAATATTGACTGTCTGATTATAGTTGAATCCTCCAGTTGAAGGTCCATTGTCGCGTGGTTCTATATCCAAATCATCAATATCTAATTTAGATACAAGATTCTTACTTAACTCATCCATTGGCTCAAGTGCTGATTCATTGTACATTCTAATACCAACACCAATGCCTTCTGGTATCCATCGACCCACTTCGTCTCTGAACTTTCTCGATGGTGAATGTATTTCCAAGGCATCCTTAATAGCATCAAGACAACTATTGGCCAGTTCTTTCATGTATTCCCAAATGAGATGAGCTGCCTTTTTTAGTCCCGCCAATATTCCTTGGATAATATTAGCGCCAGTGCCATTCCAATCCGCATTTACGAATTTGTCATGCACACTCTTTACAAGCGTTACTACCGTTTTGATAAGAAGTGGTATTGCTATTAATAATCCTTTGGCCAGTGCCCCGATTAACTTTTTTGCAGCTTCTAGCCAATCATAACTAATAAGTGCTTTATCCATCTCGAAAACGAGCTGTAGTACCGCCTCTATCAAGTATGGCAAATTTGTTAAGAGCGCTTCTGCTAAATTAATAATAGTATTTACAGCTACATCAATCATGGCTGACGGATCGTCAGCTAATTGTTTTACTAAATCTGTAGCACTCTGAATCACATTTGTTATTACATCCGGCAAGGATGTAATAATGCTTCCTGCCATTGGAATTAAGTTCTTGGCGGCAAAGTTGAAGCCTTGCTCAAAGAGAGTACTAATATCAGCTGCAATCTGTTCAGGACTTGCACCTGTCGTTAAATCTGCCAATAGGTTAGTTACACTCGCTTGCATCGCCTGAAATGAACCAGTAAGTGTGGTCTCGGCTTCATGCGCCGCAACTCCCGTCAATCCAAGATTATCCTGCACGTCATGAATTGCCGCGTACACATCGCCAAGATTATTGATATCATAGTGAGTTACCTCACCAGTGGTCTCCTCGTGGAGCTTTTCGGCATCCTTAAGAAGTCTTTCCATCTCTCCTTTGGTGCCTCCGTACCCGAGCTTCAGATTATCCAAAAGCATATACTGGCCTTTGGCAAAGCCTTGGTATGCACTTTGAATCTGTTCCAATGGAGTGCCCATTTTGGCACTGTTATCAGCCATATCTAATATAGCTGTGTTTGCCGCTTCCGCCGCTGCTTTAACGTCGCCGCCCAAGCTCTGCTTGAGTGCAGCTCCAAAAGATACAGCCTGTTCGGCGTAATCATTCATGGATATACCGGCGGCAACAGCATCTCTTGCGTACTTTTTAGCACTACTGCTGGCATCCTCGTACAATGTATCGAGACCGCCGAAGCTCTGCTGCAAATCACCGCCAGCATCAAAAGCCTGCTTTACTATAGCTCCAATTCCTGCGGCCGCTATCATACCCTTGAGTTTGCCAATCATAGCAGTGCCATAAGTACCACCAGCTTCTTCGCCTGCACTAGATACATCGCCACCAATTGCGCTTTTGATGCCACCTTTAAATCCCTTAGCAGAAGGAACCAACTGCACATATGCTTTTGCAATCTCTGTTGCCATTTTATTCCTCCATGTGCTTTGAATTAAATTCTTGCATTGCTTTTTTATAATCATCCACAGAAACAAATGAAATGATATCTGTTTCTGTTTCTTTTTCTTTACCTAACAGTTTAGGTGTCAGTAATGAATCTTGAGATTGATTAAAATGTACCGCTGAATACCGGTCCAAAAGCATCGCAAGAAGTATCGTGTTTATATCATAGTTAACACCTGACAGTTTAAGCTTGATGCGTGAATCATTCCTCAGACCACATACCAAAGTCGCCACCCTAATGGCAGGTAGCGACTCCATATCGTATACATTATATGTTTCAGCTAAATCACAAATGACCGCATCCTCATCAATGTATAGCATGTGGCTGAGGATCAGGAGTTTTTTGTTTGCTTGTGTGCTTTAAAGATTGCGATTAAATCCTGGAATAAAACCTGAGGAGCAATATAGCCATCGTGCTCTTTAAGGATATGTTTTTCCAGCTTTTCGCCGCCATCCTTAAATAGCAATTCCTCTATCTTTCCCATGGTATTAATAAAGCGAGGAATATCTTCTGGATTATCCTCGCTCATATCTTCATATTCTGCTAATTTAGAGAGTGCCTTAATAGTTCTCCAATCCGAGAATCTCTCTTCTGGAATAGCGTATTTGAACCCGCTTGGGGTAACTCCTGATATAATCATAATTCACTCCTTCTTATTCTGTCGCCGCCGAAATGTATTCATGATGCGAGAATCCATCTGCATCAGGGAATGCGGCTATGCTTAAGTCGTAGCCTGTTACTTCGTTATCCTTGTAGACAATATCTCCAATCTCAGCAATTTTAGCATCTGGGATAACAATTCTCTTCTTTCGATTTCCCTTAAGCAGCATTTCGACTACCCAAACGTATTCTACCGACTCTTCATAAGACACATGTACCGCAATAGCTCCTTCTGCCTCTGATACATGATTTTCTCCGTATACAGTCTTGAGAACGTTTGTGTTTAATGTCTCGATAAGCTTAAACTTAAAGCCGTCTGTCTTTTCTGTCTGCTGAGAATTAACCTCAACACCTCCCCAAGCCTTAATTGACTCTGAAGACATTTTGTAAGAGTTGGTAAGGCCATCGTTTGAGACGTAGCCCAGCTCTATATATGCCTGTGGAAGTACTGTTGTGGCATCTGTTGGCACTGCTGTACCGATAGGTGCTCTAAATAAGCATCCTGCGACCTGTGGCTTGCCAGTACTTACTTTTGTAGCATCCATTCTTCAATGCTCCTTTCTAATAATACATATCAAATACCGCTTGGTAGCGATATTCTTTTTTAGTCTTGTCAGTGAAATTGTAATCAGTATTACACTTGCAGCTACTTATCTCTGTTTCACTTGCTATGCCAAACTTATCAATGCCATTGCCCTGCATTTCATCCTTAACAAATTCATTGAGTGTGGCTGCGTCTTGCATTGTTTCACCATAGCTTTGAATTATGATTGTAGACTGATTAAGGAAGTTCTCTCTAGGAGATCCACCAGTTTTTTCAATCAAGCAATAATCCTTTACGCTTTGGTCGGTAGGTTTCGTGAGAAATACAGGTACATCTAATTTTTCTTCTAGATATATCTTTACAATTAATTCAATAATCATATCCTCTCCTTAGCGCAATGCTTTTAGAAGCTCATTATCATTCAGATTTTTTCTCCAAGTATGCTCATCGGTTGTTTTGATTGAGACATTTGCTCTCGTCTTACCAACACGAGCATCCTTTTCGTAATTTCCTTCGCAACGGCCAATAATATCATCAGCCTGTTGGTCAAGAAAATTCTGAACTTCTTCTGATTTTAGCAGTTCCTGTATTCCTTCATCACTTAGCTCAATTTGCACTTCACTCATAAGCTTCCACCTTTACTTGTGTATTCCACTTACCTGGCACATTTGCCTCGGTCTGTGTTAAAGGAAAACCATAGCTCTTAAAGCGCTGTCCTCTGATGATGACCTCGCAATCCTTCCAGTTATGTGTATCTCCCTTTGGGATTCCTAATACGTAAGCTATACGCTTACCATATAGATTGAGGTCTTCAATCGCCTGATCACTTGTTGGCTGTCCGACTAAAACATCCTCTACATTTGCGACGTCGCAAACGGTTAATGGTTCATCAAAATCGTTTGTTCCAACTACTCTTTTTTGAATTAAAGTTACAGTTTCACCTTTTATCATTGACTAAATCCTCTAGAGGGCTTGAAAAACCTATTTTGAGTTTTTGCCCTAACATCTGTCTTTCAATCTTTGATATATACAACTCACCGGTTGTGCCGCCGCTCATTGTCCAGCTCTGAGAATAGCCTAAAGCTGCCATAGAGCCTTGTGTTGCTCCCATGGGAACACCGTCGCTGCTGCATCCAATAGCTCGTGATACCATACGGATTGATACAAGCTTCTTCGTCTCGGAAGTGGCATCTTCATTGATACCATCAATAATCACTGCCGCCTCTTCTAAAAGTGACTGACATGTTACCCCTTCTGTATCGCTTAATGTTCGCCCTAATCTATCTTCGATATCACCATTAATAGCATAAGTTGACATATCTTACTCCTCTGTATTTTCCTCTGCTTCCTCAGCAGGCTCATTCGATTCTTCTGTCTGAGCCTTAGTTTCTTTAGCAGACTCCTTCTTGTTAGCCTTAGAGTTTTTAGCGGCCAGCTTGTGGCCAGCCGCCTTGTATTCCTCAACTCTATCTTCCGCTACTAACATCTTAGAACCTGTTAATGAGTGGATGAATTCGACCATGATCTTAGCCCTCTGCTGCTGTTAAGCGGTTGAAGCAATGAGTGTCAGCGCGGAATCCGACCTCAATTTCAGCCTTAACAGCGAACATGTCCTGCTGCCAGAGGTTAATCTCTGTGTTCTCGTCTACCTTAAGAGTAGCCTCTTTAGAGATGCTAATCTTTACTCCTTCAACAGTTCCGTAAAGAGCCTGAGTCCAATCTCCGGCAATACCTACTGTTGATGGTGTGTTGCCTGTGCCCTTCTTGTAAGCGCCCTTTGACTGATATGTAGGAGCGCCAAGGATCATTGGAACAGCACCTTCAGCAACGCTGTTAATGAAAATAGGTCTACCTGTTGTATCCTTTGATAGTAAGAGGATACTCTTACCCTTTGGTGCAATAACATAGCCACTTGTTATACCATCATGGCCTGCAATATCAGCATCTGCTGCAACAAGTCCATCGTATGCGTTTGTTCCAATGTCCTGAGCTGTTGCTGCTGCAAATGTATCAAAGTTCTCTCCTGGAGCTGTTACGTTACCAAATACAGTTGCATCAAATTTCTTTGCAAGAGCACCTGGTAAACGTCTAACAAGCTCATCGTAAAGGGTTGTTAGGTCACGCTGGAACTCATTCGAGAATGGAACGATTACGCTAAGCTTGTATGCCTGCATTTTCTTCTTTGCAAGCTCTGGGTTGGAAACTGCAATACGCTCTGTCTCTCCGCCCCATGAAGCCTCAACATCTCCTACGATAACAGGGATTGTTGTACCGCCTCCTGGTAGCTTAATTTCTCTAGCAAGTCTCATGACTGCTGAATTTTCCTGTACCTTCTGAATAATCTCTTTTGCAATGTCCGAAGGTAAATCTACATTGCTTCGGTTTGTCTGTACACCTGGCATTTATTTTTTCCTCCTAAATTAAGTTACTAGCCCACTTAGCGAACTGTTCACTAGTAGAGCCTTTGCCTGCGCCTCTGCTTTCGCCACCATCTTTTACCTCTGGATAATCTCCGGTTGGCTTTGCAAATGCAAGGATGCTGTCGGCCTGTGCAGCGCAATCATCCTCTGTGGTAGCTGTCAATAACTCGACAGGAACCTTCTTTTCCTTTGCGACCTTTTCGCGAATGCCGCGAAGCTTCTCCGCTTCATTCTTGGCTGTGAGTTCAGCCTGAAGACTGTTGACCTGATCGGTAAGCTTTGTAACTGCATCTCTGCTGTCCTGAGATGCGTCATACTTCTCAGCCTTAGTCTTTAAATCCTCATAATCGCTGTACTTTTCCTTTTCACGCTTGAGCCTAGCTTCAATCATGCTATCTACCTGCTCCTGTGTGAATGTCTTTGGTGTTTCATTTCCCTGTGTGCCTTCACCACTTGCACCAGTGTTTGTTCCGCCGTTATTATCTGGCATAACTTTTTCCTCCTATGAGTGTGTTCTCCTCGTTTTATTGGCACGAGTTGCCAATTTTATGCATAATAAAAGCACTAGGGTTGTTCCTAGTGCTTAGTAGCATCAATTTTAAAATATTAATCCAATTTCAAGGGCTAACTTTATTATAGTGTCAACCTTTTGCTTGAGGAATTGACCTACCTCTTTCATTTTATCGTTATCTTCAAGATATCGAATGCCCTGAGCTGTAATGATTAAATCTTTTTCTTCAAATAAAGCTATTAAATCATTTCCCCAAACTTCTGCGAATAATGCATTTTTTATTAGGCCCTCATCCTCCATCAACTTATACACCCTCAAAAGATATTCCTCATTAATATCTTTTCTGCCTATGGCTTTATCAAACTCTTTTTGATTGAATATCCTGTTGTTTTTCATGACGGCATACAAGTAAACCAATATCTTGAAAACTATCACGTTATAATCATCTCTAGCCATATGTACCTCCCGTTTGCGACGTCGCAATTTTGCGCATAATAAAAGCACTAGGGTTATTCCTAGTGCTTAATAGCATCATTTTTTACCTTGTATCATTTTCAATCCACTTAATTCTTGCACTAAATTGTAACCAGTGAAACTGGATGTCGAATGTCTTAATCCATGGCGGATAGTGGCAATCTCTCCAAATTATCCTGATTGTGGGTATTATGAAGCATTGACCTCTATTGATGGTTACGTCTCTGCCTATTCTATATTTTTTCACTTTCATCTCCTTTTTTGCACCGGTGCAAAATTGCATAATAAAAGCACTTACCTAGGTAAGTGCTCAGAGTGTAGACAAAGTGTCGCGGCTTTCGCCGCGACCTTTTCTTTTTTTATAAGGAGGAACTGGAGTCGGCAGACTCCAGTTCTTTCATTTTTAGTCCTTCTAAAGTCTAAAGAAGCCTTGATTTTACAAGCTTTTTCACCTCTTTTTTGGTATAATAATACTATCAAAATAAGGGGTTAGAATAATGATTACAGAACAAAACGAGAAGGCTAGAAAACAGATTGAATTTGTATGTACTGATGACTTGGTTCCTCAAGATCATCTTTTAAGAATTATAGATAAAGCTATTGATTGGTCTTTTATTTATGATTTGGTCAGAGATAAATATTCTCCAGATCAGGGGCGACCAAGTATTGACCCTGTTACTCTCATCAAAATCCCATTGATTCAATATTTATACGGAATAAAAAGCATGCGCCAGACTATAAAAGAGATTGAGGTGAATGTTGCTTTTAGATGGTTCTTAGGTCTAGAACTCTATGACAAGGTTCCTCATTTTTCGACCTTTGGAAAGAACTATTCAAGAAGATTTGAAGGTACGGATTTATTTGAACAAATCTTTCAGCACATCTTGGAAGAATGCTATCGCTTTAAACTTGTTGACCCAACAGAAATTTTCGTTGATGCAACTCATGTAAAAGCAAGAGCTAACAATAAAAAGATGCAAAGAAGAATCGCTCAGCAAGAAGCATTGTTTTATGAAGAGATGTTAAGAAAAGAAATAACATCCGACAGAGCTGCTCATGGAAAAAAGCCATTGAAAGATAAAGACGATGATGACCACTCATCTGGTTCATCAAGTGGGAATGACAAGTTTGAAGACTACACTGATGATGTTCCATTGGATGGTAAAACAATCAAGTGTAGCACTACCGATCCAGAAAGTGGATGGTTTAGAAAAGGTGAGCACAAGCATGTCTTTGCATATGGAATTGAAACTGCCTGTGATAAGAATGGGTGGATTTTAGGCTTCGATGTTAATCCTGGCAATGAGCATGACAGCAGAACTTTCAAAGG